ATGAGTAAATTTCAAGAGTTAAGAAAGATAGATGTTAGTAAATACACAGAAAAGAAAGGCAAGTTTACTTACCTATCATGGGCATGGGCAGTAGATACATTACTGCAACATGATGAGTCAGCAACATGGGGTTATGCAGACCCTATGACATTACCTGATGGCAGTATGATGGTGTTCTGCACAGTCAAAGCATTTGGTAAAGAGATGACTGCACAATTACCTGTATTAGATTTTAAGAATCAAGCCATTAAGAATCCTAATACAATGCAATTAAATACGGCTATGCAAAGATGTTTAGCAAAAGGCATTGCTCTTTTTGGAATCTCGCTTCACCTGTATTACGGAGAGGATTTACCCCCACATGATGTTTTAGAGCATATAGAGAACATATACAAAGAACAAGGTATCAATAGTGCTAGACAATACTTTAATGGCTTGAGTGAAACTGACAGAAAATTATGCCTACCATTTATTCAGAAAGTTCAGGGAAGTAAATAATGGAACAACGAACAGATGAGTGGTTCAAGGCAAGACTAGGTAAGGTCACTGCTAGTAAGATACATGACATTATGATTAAGACTAAAGTAGGAGAGTCTACTTATAAAACAAAGTATCGTTTACAGTTAGTAACTGAAAGATTGACAGGCAAAGTTGTTCCTATGTTTATGAATGATGCTATGAAACATGGAGTAGAGTATGAAGATGAAGCCAAGCTAGAGTATGCTAATCGTAACAAGTTATTAGTAGGAACAGACCTAACAGATGTAGGTATGATAGACCACCCTACAATAGATATGTGTGGTGCTAGTCCTGATGGTATGGTAGGAGACAAAGGATTAATAGAAATAAAATGCCCACAACCTATAACGCATACAACCACAATAGAAACAGGTGAAATACATAAAAGATATATACACCAAATGCAATGGCAAATGAGTTGCACAGGTAGAGAGTGGTGCGACTTTGTATCATATCACCCTGACTTTCCTGATGACCTAAAAATGTTTATCAAGAGAGTGCCAAGAGATAATGAGTTAATAGCTCGTTTGGAAGAAGAAGTAAGCACATTCGTGCAAGAAGTAGAATATAAAATTAAAACCATAAAGGAGAACTTAAATGGCTGAACAGTATGACAACACAAACAGGTTTGCATTATTTAAAAATAATAAAACCAAAGACTCACAACCTGACTACACAGGGACAATTACTTTAGAAGGTGGTAAAGAAATGTCTTTAAGTGCATGGGTAAGAGAATCTAAATCAGGAACTACATATATGAGTGGGCAAATGCAAGAACCATATAACCCTGACAATGCTAATGCACCTAAAGAAACAGTAGCACCTAAATCTTTTGATGACCTAGCTTCTGATGTTCCTTTCTAATATGAAATATTTATTGCTAGGAATGATGTTTAGCTTACCTGTTCTAGCAGATAGTGTGTGGGAGAGTGATGGTTCATTAACTATTATTGAATCATCAGAACCTACTTATCTATTTATTGATAGTTCAGGAGATGTTCAAGTTGAAACACAAGTATCAAGTGATGAGCCAACATTTGTTTATGGCAATGATGAATTAACAGTTTGTCAGCCAACAGGACAAGGCTCTATATGTTATTAACTAGGGGAATGAGATAGGGGAGGAAACTCCCCTTATCTTTATTTATTCATGACATACATTGTTACTTCAAAGCCAAATCTCATTTCAGTAGCTGATGGTTTTGTCCACATAATTAAGTTCCTTGTTGGTTAATCAAGGCTTAATTTTAGTTGATAGGTAATAATAAAGATACAGAACAATGTATGATTTTATACTAATGATTATAAGGAGTAGCAATGAGTGATACGATAAACCCTGAACATTACAAGAAAGGGGGAATAGAAACAATAGAGTATATGGAAGCCAAGATGAGCAAAGAAGAATTTTATGGCTACATAAAAGGTAATGCTCTCAAGTATATTAGCAGAGAGGGTTTGAAGTCAGACAAATTAACTGACAAGATAGATGACTGCAAAAAAGCAATATGGTATCTTGAACAAATGATTAAAGTTCATCAAAAAGAAATTGCTATATTAGAAGTTAAGGTAAAGCAAGACAAATGGATTGATGACGAGTTACATGACGAAAGTTAATAAACAAGAAGTTTATGTATATGGCGATAAGTTTGTATGTCATAAGTGTGGTCGTGATGCTATGTTTATGGATAGCGATAAGAAATGGTATTGTTCGTTTAATTGGTATGACATAAAAGAAAATCATGGCATCTGTAAAACCGATAAAAATAAATAATCCATTATGCAATGTTTGTAAAAAACCAGCCAAGATATATTCTGATAGAAAATGGTGGTGTAAAGTAAGTTCTGATATTGGGCAATTTAATTTAAAAGGTTTTTGTAAGGAGAAGAAATGAATATCAGTTGTCCTAAATGTAAAGATATAGAAATGATATGGGGTAATGATTGGGATAATGATGATGATATGGATAGTAAATATTTAATATGGAGTCAGTATAGTTGCCCAAAATGTGAAACGATAGTTAATGTATATTGGAGTGAAGATGGCGAAAGGTAAAGAGATTTTAAAAAAAAACAAAGACACATGGAAAGAACATAGCTTTATATATGATGGATATAAATTTACAATGAATTACAATAAAAAAGATTTTAACATTGCACATGAACTAACAGGAAAAATTATAACTAAAGGAAACTTCAAGGAGTAAGATATGATTGAGTTTGCATTTGTAATGGTAATTAATTTAATGCCAGAACCATTAGAAGATTGGAAGTATCTAGGACATTTTCGCAGTTGCCAAGAAGCCGTTATATTTGTTGACTTACATTATCCTGACCAAGTTCCTATGGAATACAAATGTTTGCAAAAAGAATATATACATTTACCAAAAAACACACAATTTATTTACAGAGATATGAAGCATGGCAGTATAAGATATTACGACACGCATCAATATTGTAAATTTAGGAGGGATTGTAATGAGTAAGGGTAGCGGTAGAAGAAAGCAAGATATAACAGACGAAGAATTAGAAGAATCATGGAATAGAATCTTTAAAGGCAATGTAGCTAGAAAGGAGGAAGAAGATGGCAATCAGCCCAACACAAAGGACTCTGAAGAAACTACGGGATAGTGGTGATTATCCTTTAGTTGCTATTGTAGAAAGGTGGAACGCATTTGCCAAGATACGACAAGACTTGTTTGGGATTATAGATTTACTAGCTATAGACAGTAAGGGCAACACAGTAGGAATCCAAGTGACTAGCTATAGCAATATTAGTGCAAGGGTAAAAAAGATGGAGGATAGTGATGCTATCCCTCATTTAAGAAATGCTAATTGGGTGCTACTTGTTCAGGGGTGGCATAAGAAAAATAACAAATGGGTATGCAGAGAAGTGGATATTAGTTAAGGAGATTAATATGGTAATGACAATAATAATTTTAGCTTTAATATTAGCAATAGTAATTGACAACATTTTTACATAGGATAAATATGACAAAATATACACAAGATAAATATTTAGAATTTGCAACAAGAGCAAAAGAATTTATAAAAAAAAATCCTGATGCTAGTAGAAGTAGAGTTGCATCTTACGCAGGTGTGTCAGCAGGAACATTAGATAAGTTAGCAAAATCTTATGAGTTTAATATGCCTAAAGCATTAACACCACAACAAACAAGGAGAGCAAGTAACTGGGGAACAATACTGGGTGGATTAAGTAAGAAATGAGAATAGCTAGGCTCATGGATATATTAGATGATTGGGCAAAGTGGATGAAAAAAGATAGCCACAGGTTAGGCTACCCTAGTAAGTCATCTTATTTTTCAACAGGCGGTGAGTCTACAGCAGAAGTGTTTGAAGATATGGTATCTAAATCTGACATGGAAAATATAAAGATTATAGATGCTGTCATAGATGGACTACCTAAAGCACAAAAAAATGCTATTAACTATAGATTTTTAGGTGGCAACAAACCTATGTATTATGAAAGAGATTTAGGATTAGCGATAGATAATTTATTAACTATTGCTAGTAGGAGAATATATGCCTAATAAAATGAGAAATGTTTATGCACCGCATATAGATTTTGAATTTTTAGCAGGAATAATAAATAAAAACCCTAAAGCTCAACCATGTAATATAGATGGTTTGTTTCAAAGGAAAGATAAGTTTTTAGTGATGGAGTGGAAAAGACCTAATGAAAATATGAATCTAGGTCAGAAGATATTATTAGAAGCTCTATCAGAACAGAAAAACTTTACAGTCATATTAATAGAAGGTTATTCTCAAGATGGACAAAGAGAAATAGGAGATATTAGTGTGCTAAAAAATAAAAAGTTTAAAGTGCATGGAAATGGAGAGAAATTTTTAATACAATTTATGCAAAGATTTTATAGTTACGCTGACAATTTTGTTAAGAATCATATTCTGTAGTATTTAAATGTATAGAATCAATAATCATCTCAACACTAGACCCATCACTTAAAAATATAGTCATTGTATCTTCACCATAAACAATATCAATATCATCTATTGTTTTGTCCATCATGTGCTTGGCTATAAATAATATATCCATTATTGTGAGTATATCATTGTTCCTTCTTTATTAATAATTAACGCTTTTTTCCTAGCACTCTTTCCATTCTCTGGAAAAGCCAAATGAACCCACTTATCAAATTCCAAAATAATCTGGTCATAAAGAATATCAGACCTAAAAATAGAATCCACAATGTCATAAGGACTACCGAACTTTTCGCAAGTAAAGTCAACAGCCAACCCTTTAATGTGAGCCGAAGTTGGTTTAGAACCGAGTAATGTATTAAGCTCCAAACAACGATAGCCACTGCTAATATGTATAGGGTTACTATCAAGTAGTTCTCTAACATTTTCCATACTCCATGCTGTTATTAATAGATTATCTAACACTTCTTGAGGTGGTGTATTGTCTATACCTTTTCTTGCCGCAGTTTCACTAAAGGTTAATTCTTCTATACTAAAATGAGGTGATGCTTTTATCATTTAGTTAGACCTTTTATCTTTTCTAGTGTCCTTAAACCTGCAATTCCGAGCATAGCAAATACAAGCTCAAGTAGTATTTCTGAATCTATTGTTGGCAATGTTTGTGCTGTCCCATCTAAATGGTCTATCCATGTAGCTAAAGGATGACCTATAAATAACCAAAAAACTCCTAATGCACATGACCATCCAATAGCAGGTCTCCATCCAGCAACAAATAAATTCTGATGAGCTGCTTCTACTTTATTTATTTCTGTTTGTGCTAGTAATATTTTATTAGCATTGTCAGCAAGAGATTTTTCTATTTCTCTTTTTGCTTTAGCATTAGCATTTTTATCAGGAATTACTTTATCAATTACATTTCCAATTAGTGGTAATAGTGCTTGTATCATTTTTCAATCCATCCGTATAATAAACAAAGTGCAACAGGTGTAATAGGTAATACAGCTAATAAACCCAATCCAATAACAATAGGTTTGAATAATATTTTTTTTAGTTTATCCATTGTTTAAACACGATAGTAACTAAAGAGGATATAAATGCAGCGATAGCCATACCTGCCCAAAAACCACCCTTGCTTTGATTAGCTAGTGCTAACATTGATTTCATGTCTTTGTTTAATTCATCTTGGCTTTTCTGTAGCTGGTCTATCTGCTCTTTCATTCTTCCAAATTCTTCAGGGTTAATATCAGGCATGATTAATTATCCTTATCTAATGGAGATATTAATGAAGAAAGTCCTGCACTGCCTAATGTAACATTGCTTGGTCTAGTCAAATTAACATTAGGTACTTGCAATAAACTTCTAATACCTTTTGGTTTAGGTTTTGTAATTGTTGAGCTTACAATACCTTTTTGTATATTAGGCTTCATAAGAGAGCGACCTGAAAACATTTTTAAAACTGCTGGTAAAGAAAGTAATGCGTTACCTGTACCAAATCCGTAGGCAGAAAGACCAACATCTAAAACAGAGAATGGTGATGCTTCTGCAAATTTAGGATTCTTTGCTAAAGTAGGAAATCCTTTATAAAACTTTGCTACCTTTGTTACACTTGGTTCTACCAATCTTCTTTCATAAGCTAATTTAGATATAACCCCTGCATCTACATCTCCAGTAACATCATTAAGTGCCTTTTGAACTAAATGAGCTTTTGATATTTCTGTCCTAGCATTTTTTAATTTAGGAATTAAATCTTCTCTTTTATTATATTTAGCTGTTCTTAATAATTCTTCTTCTAATTTTTCTACTGCTGAATCTAATAGTTTAGCATTATCTCTTGTAGGAACATCACCACTTCTTTTATAACTTTTCCAATAGTCTTGAGCTCTTTTTCTTGTTGACATTAAATCTTTTAATATTTGTGCACCATTTCTATATTCTTTCAAAACAACATCTTGTCTATTTTTACCTCTTACTAATACTGGTGAGCCATCTTCATATTTAATTCCTGTATCAAATGTAGGGTCTTTCTTTCTTACAATAGGGGGTGGTGCTGGAAGCTCATCTACTTCTGCATATATCTTTCCATTTCTTCTTCTTATTACTTCTAATAATTTATTGTCTAAAGGAGTCTTTTTATCAATACCAAGATATTCTCTTATTAAGTTATTAGTTACTTTTTGATTTGCTTCTTGTGCTCTTTCAGTAATTTTGCTACTACCTATTGTAGATTCTTTTATTCTATCAAAAAGAGGAGCACCTTTAACACTACTTGGTATTAATTTATATCCTGCATCTGTTGAGTCTTTTGCAATTTTATTAAATTTAAGATTTTGACTAAATTCAGTTAATTGCTCTGCAAAAGGTTTATTTAC